CCAAGACCCCATGAAGTCGAGAGCAATGCAGCTTCAGCATCAATCTCATAGGCGGCTTGGATTTCGCCATAAACAGCCTCAGACCCCTTGGGATACGGCTTCTCACCCCATTTTGGGTAAGCCAGACCAGCATCAACAGCCATTTCCAGCTTCTCTGGTTGGGCTTTTAGCCACTTGTAGAAGTGATGCCGCTCAAACAAAGCCTTTGGCCGGCCAGCAGCATCAAAGCCAGACCCAGCAGCTTCAACCGACATAACAGCGCGAAGAGCAGCTGGCTCAATGTCCAGTTCATGCGCCGTGGCCACAACGTCATCTGGCTGCATCTTCGCAGCGGAACCCTTAAAACCATTCATTTCTTTTCCCCGTTAACCATTGCGTCAGTCTTAGCTTTGCTGCCAGCAGACGATCCAAAGTAAAATTGAACAATTCCCGTCCACGCTGTACCAAGTGCGCCCAACATGTAAATAAGAGTTTCAGAACCGCTAGGAGGGACGCCTCTAACCAAGAGCCAAGCCAAGATACCAAAGAACCCAAACGTGACCATAATAGCCATAGCGCGTGGGATCCAGTCGTTAGTGCGGATTTGCATGTTTCGCGCACTGTCTCGGTCGCCTGCTGAAATCTTTTCAAGATCAATGTCCAGTTCCTTCATTTTTAACTTGAAAGTGGCGTCTGTTTCTTTGAGCTTCTGCAACTGCTCTGGCGTTGCGCTCATTAGCGCGGCTGACACATCGGATTCGTTTGCATCCGGATGCCCTAACAAAGCCTCTGAGAGCGTTTTCACTGCGAGGCCCGCCAATGGCCCACCAAGTGCCGTCGCCACGGTTGGTGCTACTTGACCCAAAAGGCCACCGATCTTTGAAAGGTCCATTCACTTTATCCTCGCTTCAATGAGTGCAATTCGTTTGTCCAGTTCTGCGCGGGCAGCGGCAGCGTCAGCTCGAATTGCTGCACGAGCTATTGAGGCATCCGCGTTCATTTCAAGACGTTGCCGGTCAATAGCAGCCATCGACTTCTCGCGGTCTAGCGTCATAGCCGCACGGGCTAAAGCTGCATCTCTCTCGACCTTATCAATCTTGTCGTTCAACTGCTCCCTAATCTGAGCCATGTCGATGGTTGTTCCTTGTGGGGGAATAGCTTTGTTTTCGCTGTTTACCACAATGGCAACTCTGGATTTCAACTGAATGATTTCATTATTGGCGGTGCTAAGGGCGGTCATTAAATAAACCACGCACGAAAACAAGATTGGAATACCCGCAAACACAATTTTTTCAATCAGTGCGCCCTTGCTGGCTGATGCCGCAAGCACTTCCTGCATTTTAACTTGAGCGGCCTCTGATTCGTTCATTGCCCTTTAACCCCTAAAAGTATAATTCCTATGCAAAGGATCACACTTAAACCAAACATAACGATAAGAGTGACTACGGTCGCTTCCTTGATTTCTTCCAGTTTAGCGGCCCTAGCTTTCTCATCTTCCCATCTCTGGCGTTCAATCTCCTTGCGGATGTTGATCACCTCGCGCTGGACCTGATCCCATGCAGCCAGTCCGTATGTACCGACAAACAGGTTTCTGGCTTTAAGCGTTAGATCGAGAGCTTCAGCTTTGGCAGTATACCGTTCGATGGCAATCTGCTCTGCACCTTTGGTGTTGAAGAATGTCTTCTTGGGTGGCTCTGCTGCTATCTGCGTGAGCTTTGCCAGACTGCCCCACAGATCGGACAAATCCTTCGCCATATGCTGAATTTCTTTTCCAGCAGCGATGCCGACTTTCAATCCGCTATATGCAGTCTGTGCAACAGCAAGGATTGTCAACGGGTCCATTACTTGTCGGCCTTGTTGTCCAGTTTGTCAAAAATCTTGCTCAGGATCTCTTTTAGCTCCTTGATGTCTGTACGGTAATCATCTTTTGCGACAAACGTGCGATGCGCCTCTTCAATTCTGTCCTCAAGCCGCTGGATCTTGCGTGTCATTTCATTCAACACCCACAAAGCCAAACCGCCAGCACATGAGACGGCGATGTTGAATATGACCTGCGTATCCATGTTAGTCCTCATCAGGCTCTAAAGGCTTTGGGGCCAATTGGGCTTCGGCATCAATCTTAATGCGGTGGATCAGGTCAGCCACATCCACATAAGGCCGTTGGCCCAATGCGGCGAGGATCAAGTTCACTTGTTCAACGGTCAGGGAAAGATTTATCATGGTTGATCCTCAGCGGGTGCGATTGTAAGTTCACCAGCGGCTACAAGTGCCATGATGTTGGCGTAGTCGGTATTGGCTGGGTCAAGCGGTACAAAGCTGGTCAAACCGCTAATCTCAACGATAATACAGGATTCTTTGCCGATAACATCTTTGTAATATTTTGCGTTTGTATACATGATTAAAGCTCCGCGGAAAGACTAAATGTAGTTGATGAACCTCCATAACCAGCACCGGTGATATTTGGATCCATACTACCTGCCATTGGACTAAGCGGCTGGATCGTAATTCCTGTCGTATTGCTAAATAGCCCAGCCGTGATGATTGTCGCTGTGGGAGTTGTCCGCATAATGAGCCAAGTCAAAGGCCAATAAAGCGAGCCGCCTCCGACCGAATATCCATAGACACGAGCAACCATTGTTTGATAATACCGCTGGCACAGCAACAACTCCTGCCCATACTGACGCCGTTCAAATGGCGTGGCGACAGAACCAACTTCAAGCTGTACGCCTGTGATGTAGAATGTTGCGCTTGCAGTGCCGACTACGGAGACTGCGCCCGTAGCTGTCAAATAATTGCCCGCCGCCCAAGCTCCTGCCGTTGTGCTGTAAGTAGTACCTACGCCAAGACCAAATATTACTTGGAGACCAACACCGTTGGTAGCCCCAATCCAAGTTCCGCTTGTGTCTCCAGCAATGGTGACGGATATTGTGGTCCAAGTATTTGCTGTTGGTATTGAATATGTAAACGGATATGAACGAGTTGCTGCGCTGTTACGAAGTGCGCCGCCAAATGTGCCTGTTAAGGAGCTGTAAACGACGAATGAAAGGGTTACGGTTTTGGCGTTTGCCGTTCCCCATGCCAAATCTGCAAAATTAAACCCTTCAATTAATTGGCCAATATTAAAAAAATCAGTTGCCCCAACAGTAACAGCCGAAGCCACCGTCATGCCAAGATAATTTGGAAAGCCTACTGCTGTTGTTACAGACCCAGCGTTTTGTTGTGCTGTAAATTTTGCAGCTTGCGAGGAGTAATATATCCAACGGTCAACCATGTATGTGCCGCTAGTCAAGTTAGCCGCTGTAATTTGCGCCCCAGCATTGCGCTGATCAATTGCCATGTTTCCATTGATGATGCGGTTGCGGAGGAACGAGGATGCCATGACAAGGGTATTGCCTACCGTGGCATTGCCACCAGTGTCCAGCGTCAGGTTGTTGGTCGCAGATGCGGAGTCTTTAACGACCGATGCTTGGATTGTGCCGCTCATGGTTATGCTCCGACCTTGGCTTTAAGGGCTTCAACTTCTGCGGATAGTTCTTTAATGGCGGCAACGAGATGAGGGACAATTTTACCGTAGTCTACGCTCTGTGGTTTGATGGAGCCATCTTCGTTGACGGAATCTTTTTCCCCTGCAACGGCATAAGGAACAATTTCAGCAAGTTCATGGGCAATAAAACCCTCGCCCTGAGAGCCGTCAAATTTCCAGTCGTATGTCACAGGCTTCAACGCGCTGACCGTTGCCAACCCAGTTGTCATGGGCTGTACGTTCTCTTTTAGGCGATAGTCCGATGATGTTCCGTAAATGGTTGTAAGCCCAGAAAGTACAATGTTACCAGCAGTTGTTCCCGCACTGTTCTGAAAAAGCAACATTGCTGTGTTACTAACAGCGTCACGTATCGTTATGCCGTAGTAACCTACTTTAGTGGCAACACTGACCACGCCAAGATCACCTGTTGTATTTACCGCAAGATTGCCAGTAGGTTGAATGCGCGCCGCCTCTGTTGGGGTGAATGTAGCCCCTGCTGAACCTGAAACGTTGGTATACCAAACGTGCAGGCCATTAGACATGTTGTATAGCGTAGCATTGCCTGTCGAAACATATTTCCAAGCAGAATTGTAAGTTGCGTTTGATACAAAATTAACACCGTCTGCGGCACTTCCTATAATAGGAGTCCCGCCAACTTGAATTAGTTTTATTGTAGATGAAGCTGCGGATGGGGTAACACCAATCCCCACATTCTGCGATGCGTCAATAGTCACCGCATTTGTGCCATTGGTGGACAGACCAAGGGTTGTGCTGGTTGGGTAGTAGATGCCCGTGGTTGCGCTGGTGGTGTTAGTTTCGGCAGGGGCAGAAGCCGAGCCAAGGGGAACCGCTACACCTGTCGTTCCATTAATTGTAACTGCCATTGTTATTCTCCCTCAGCGGGTGCGATTGTAAATTCACCAGCAGCAACAAGTGCCATGATGGCGGTGTAGTCGGTATTGGCTGGGTCAATAGGGACAAAGCTGGTTACGCCGTTGATGTCAACGCGGATTGTTGAATTTACACCATTGAAAGCAATATATTGTGCATTTGTGTACATGATTATAGCTCCGCGCTTGCTGATCCGGTTCCGACATTATTAAGAGAACTTACAGACCCACTAGCTGTTGCAGTAGCCGCAACTAACATTCCATTTTGATTTGGGGAGTTGGCGACCGCCCCAATTGTATTTGTGTTATTCATTGTTGGAAGTGTAACAGTTGGAGCTGCTCTCATAGTGACAGGCCAACTATAGGAACAAGATACATTGTTTGCTGCAGCTTGATACCCTTGAACGCCAAAACTATTAACTGTTCCAGCAAATAATTGATAATACCGTTGGCACAGCATCAACTCCTGCCCATACTGACGCCGTTCAAATGGCGTGGCGTTGGAACCAACTTCAAGCTGTGCATTGCCAATTTGCCAAGTTCCAGACGTCTGTGCGCCAACCGTAAACAGAATTTCAATGCCTGTCGTAGCGGCGGCCGGAACAGAAATGTTTGCTGTATATTGCGTCAGGGTTGAAGTGACCGTGAACGTGCCAGTTGCAATCTGGGTCTTGGTTGGCGTTCCAATAGTTCCAAATGTATCAGCAGTGGTAGCGTATGAAGCCGTCCACGTTACAGTGGTAAGCAAACTGTTGGCTATATTTACAGACAAAGTGCATGTCTGCCCCGCAAGGTCATACGAGTTCAACTGTTCAATGCGCTGACCAATGCCAACAGCAGTAACAGATGCCGCGCCAGTGACTTGCAACAGATTCTTATTGTTGGTTGCACCTGCCACTTGGGCTGCAGTTACGTTTGCGCCAGTGGAATATACAAACCAGCGGTCAACACATGGATAGCCAGTTGACGCTGTTGGAACAGTTGTCCCCGCTGTGACGGTTGCCGATGTGCCGCGCTGGGCAACATACATATTACCGTTGATGAGCCTGTTGCGGAGGAACGAGGAGGATGGGATCAGATCACCAGTAACGGTAAGATTGCCCGTAACGGTGACGTTACCTGTGTAGGAGTCAGACAGCAAGGTTGTGCCAGTTGTTGGAAGCACCAACGTGTTGTTCGCCGCCACTGCTGCTGCGTTGACCTGAGTGAACCCTGAAGTGGACCCGTTGAGTTTGATAGGCATCAGACAATGCTCCATGTCGAACCGGACGGAATAGTCACCGTTGCACCACTATTCACCGTAATTGGACCAGCGCTCATTGCGTTTTGACCAGTGGTGATTGTGTAATTCGCCGTTACAGTCGTTGAATTTTCATAAAACACCTGTTCCCCACCACCGCCAGTTGGCATATCCGGAGAAGGTATCGTAGTGAGATAGCCAGAGCTTGACATCGGTATCTCCCAGTTATGTGATGTTCAACACTGAAGCGATGACATCGGCAGAAGTTGCGGCGGATGTAACAACCCTTAGCGCATCACCCGTGATCAAGACCGTTTTCTGATCTCCACCAACAGCAACGAATGTGCGGCCATTTGCCACAATCGCACCCTTTACAATGTAATAATTCACCGCAGACCGGGTGAAGTAAACATCGCATGTGATTGGTGACGCAGTTGTGTTTGCCACAGTCAAGCCAATGAGCGTGGTCTGAGTGCTGGCCGCAACAGTCACAAGCGTTGATGCCGAGGTTCCGACATCTTTTGCAACGTAAGAGGTAAACGTATTTGCCATTTCTAAGGCTCCTTATGCCTATATTATCCTAACGCGATTGCCATAGCAACGGCGGTTCCAGCAGGATCAACCTGAAGATTGGTTTGCGCCCCCGCGATTGTCGTTGCGCCAGTTCCCCCATTCAACACCGGCAATGCGCCAGTTACAGCCGAGGTCAGATTGATCTGCTGATAGGATGGAGCCGTAGATGCGCCGTTTGACACAACCGGAAGCCCAGACGTTCCAGCCGCGAGCTTTGACAGAGCTGTTGTGGTTGATGCGTAAAGCAGATCACCAACGGCATAGACAGTCTGCCCAGTGCCGCCGTATATGGCCGCAATCGCTGTCCCGTTCCAAGTTCCGGTGGAAACCGTTCCAAGGTTTGATGTGGTTGCGCCAAGAGTCGTGAATGTGCCAGCCGCAGCGGTTGTTAGCCCAACGGTTGTTCCATTGATGGTTCCGCCGGTAATGGCAACATTGCTTGCCGCCTGCGTGGACATCGTGCCAAGGCCGGACACTTGCAAGTTGGTAATGGCAATCGCTGTGGTGCTAGCCGAAGTAAGCTGGCCCTGTGCGTTAACTGTAAATGTCGCAACAGAGGATGCGGACCCATATGAGTTGGCTGTGACAGCTGTGTTTGTAATGCTGAATTGATTGCCGGAAAGAGTTAGTCCCGTTCCTGCCGTATACAAGACAGGGGCGCCAAATTGCGTAAACACCAAGGCGGTTGTACCGACAACAATCGGAAGCAGGGTTTGCTGCACCCACGATGTGTTTGCATTGACAGTTCCGGCCAGCACTAGGAAAAAGTCGCCCGCATCAATTTCGTTTGTTCCTGAGCCTGACGTATCGTAATCAGTGGCGCGGATCATTGCAAAAGGAGTTCCAGCGCTTCCTTGAGCCGTCAGAACATACACGCCATTGTAAGGAGCGTTTCCTGAAGTTTCGTTCTTTACGAGAATTCTAACGGCGTTTGCAACGTCAGTCGCTGTGAACGTGTAGCCATCAATGATCAGTACGCCGTTGGCCGACGCTGTAATTGTCGCGCCTACACCGCTTGCCCCATTGTTGTAAACATAGGTTGGCAGCGCGGCTGTGGTTGCGTAGTTACACGCAGCATGGAAATTAAGCCCCTGAGCAATCCCATCAACATAAGATTTGTTTACAATGTCGGTAGCGTTTGAAGGGGCTGTGCTGATTGTGCCTGTCGTAAGGGTGACAGCATTGATTGTCGTGTTTGATGCTGCTGTAAGCCGACCCTGAGCGTCCACAGTAAATGTGGCAACAGCGGTGGATGAACCAAAAGTTCCTGCGCTTACCGCAGTGTTTGCAAGGCTGATTGTGCGGTTGGTGCTGAGATCACCGCCGCCAGACAGGCCAGTGCCTGCCGTAATTGTGGTTGTGTTAACAACACCATTTGTAATGCCATATCCAGCCAGTGTGGTTGGTGTGCTGGTGATTGAGGAAAACGCTGGGGTGATTGTGACGTTTGCCGCAGCAGTCAATCGGCCTTGAGCATCGACGGTAAATGTGGGCGATGCCGTTGCGGACCCATACGATGAAGCCGTAACAGATGTGCTTGGCAAGTCGCTGGCAAGGAGAAGCCTAAATGTTGGAGCTGCATCTGCCCCGGTTATAGGACCAATAAAAGCCTTACGTTGCCCTTGCGTGTTGTATGTGATGCCAAAAGTGCCGATTGTCGTGATCGGGCTTCCGGTGACTACAAAGTCAGCTGGCATTGTCAGGCCAACAGATGACACAGATCCACCACCGGATAGTGTATACCAACCGCGAGTACCAACCCCATCAGTGCCGTAGTATTTGCTTCCGCCGGGGGTCAAAAGGTCATTTGTAAGCTCAAGCGTAATGTTGGTGTTGAGTGCGCCACCGCCTGAAACTGACTTCGTGCCAGTGACCGTTCTTGTGTCAGGGACAGCATCTGTAATGCCATACCCAGCCAAAGTGGTTGGTGTGCTTGTGACGCTTGACCAAGCAGGAGTTATGACGATGTTTCCAGCCGAAGTAATCTGCCCTTGCTGGTTGACGGTAATAACGGGGGCAGATGTTGCGTTCCCGTAAATCCCTGTCGTAACCGCCGTATTTGATAGCGTAACAGTTGGATTGCCAGCTACGCCATCGCCATCAGCAACGGTGATGCCTGTCCCAGCTGAGATTGAGCGGGATGTTGCAGTGCCGCTTCCTGTCTTGATGAGGATACCAGCAGCTCCAACGCCAGCCAACGCCGTAAGATTGACATTGAGGGGCTGTGCGTCAGTGATCCCGTATCCTGCTAAAGTAGTAGGTTTGCTGGTCACATTGGCAAAATCAACGCTGAAACTTGTAGTTGTTGCGCTGGTAATTTGCCCTTGAAGATTGACGGTCAGGATTGGAACGGTTGTTGATGTTCCGTAAGTTCCGGATGCAACACCGGTGTTCGAAAGGTAAAGAGTGCGATCCGCAGTCAGATCACCGCCGCCACCAAGGCCAGTTCCAGACGCAATAATGCGTGTTGATGGAACGGCAACGGCGCTAAACACAGAGCCAATGGTAGCCCGATATGTTGCGCCGCTCTGCACCACCATGATGCTATCAGATACCGTTGGTGTATTGACCAGAGGAAGCTGAGATATTGCGGTAGGAACGAGATTTGATGGAACGGTCATGGGACAAAATACTCGTTCTGATCTTCGTTGATGATAAACTGGTCATCATTCTCGGAGACAATACCAGCTGGATCCGTTGCGATATTAACATCCGGCCTATACGTCTGCAATACAATAACATCTGGCTGACGAGCTGGCAGGCGATACGGGTCAAATTCATCGCGGTCCATCAAACACACACGAAGGCCCGGAGAATTGGGGTCAGAATACAATTCCTCGATGGACATCTTGCGGCGGCAACGGTCGCAGATCCCGATTCCAAGTGTGCCTCTGCCGCGTGTGTCGAGGAAAATTGCCATTATTACCTCGTATACGGCGAGATGTTGGGAGCAACCATAAACGGAGAATCGTCTCTTTCTTCCATCATAGCCATTTGCAACGTCTGTTCAGCAATGGGAGCCAGCTTATCCGAGAGACTAATGTCAACTTGCTGTATCTCAAAGCACAACCGGTGAGCAAGCTGCCATGTGATTGCATCAACCCAACGCTGGGGAAGCTCAATGGTCTGCTGCAATGTGCCAACATCCATGATGTGACGTTGCCGCCATGTTACCATTTGGGCAAACTGAGCTGCCTCATTAGGAACAGGCCACATCCGAGCAACAGGGTAGGCTAACTGACGATCAAGCCAAAACTGAAGCGGACGCCCCTGAAATGTTTTGTTTGGAAGATTGGTGTAGTCATCTTGGTTCAACCGAGCCATTGGTATTTCGGTTGGATTACCGGCCACCACAAATTCAGCGACATCAAGAGTTGCGCCGCCAATTTCCTTCAAACGCCAATACACATAAGACAGGCTTGGGTTTAGGTCATACCAGTTCCATGATCCAGCTGTATAAACTGTAGCTCCGGGCGCTAAGGCGCTTGTCCATGTCACCATGTCATCAGACCATTCAACAACAAGGTCATAAGTCCCTGCCGTTTTCATGTTAATGCCAATGGTCGTGACAATCTGAGCCGTCCCAAGGCCAAGCGTGATACTGCCATTTGGCGCAGTCTGGGTGCATGATGTCTCAAGATCGTTGTCGTCAGCAAAGGTAGCAGTGCCAGACGATGATGATGCAACCGCGCTAAAACGCTGAATGGTGCGATAATTTGTATTCAAAAGGTCTACAGTGCCATATGGCATTTCTACATAGCCGTTTGCCAGATACAGAGGCATGATGATTTTTTCAATGGTCCACAGCTGCAATCCCCGATTGCAAAGCGCCGAGATCATCAAATATAGGCTTTGCAGGGCCGTATCCTGCATTTCAGAGGTTACAGTTTCAGGTGGCACTTTGCACCGGCGGAAAGCCTGATCCAAGACGCTATTGGTATTGAATACCGTTGCTGAAACTGTTCCGGACGTAGCCATTATTTCTTAGCCTTCCCACCGCGTTTCATTGCAATGCGAGACAAAGGAGAGCTTGTCGTGGCATCTACTGGTTTATTCAACTTAGGTCCAGCGTTCATTGGAGGCAACATACCGGGCATCTTTGAACCAGAACGGCCCATCTTAACGCCGGGGACTTCACCAGTTACGCCTTTGTCGCTCCGCATTTTGTGCAGACCGCCGCCAGCATAAGTAGGCATTTCGTCAGTTTCATAGCCAGTCTGTTTGCGGGTGTTGTAAAGGTTCTTCAACGATTTGTTGAGCTGCTTTGCTGGAGCCATAGCATTATCTTGAACTTCACGGGATGCCTTAGCAACCTGTGTCCGTTCGGACCGCATACCACCTTCAGCATAACCACCGCACTTAAATGCTTTGCGCTTTACCGATCCGGTAAAACCAGAGGACGAATCAAACGTAAAGTCACCATAGCGAGGGGCCATAACGATTATCCTTTGCGGCGAAGTTTAAGTTTGCCACCTTTTTTCATGGCTGGCATTGCACCCATAGGAGGACGGGCAGGCATCATTGGGCGAGCTGGCATCGCGCCGCCCATTGGGGGCTGTTGTGCGCCTGCTGCGGCCTGAGCCTGTGCATTGCGAGCCTGATTGGCTTGGATGATCTTTGGGGCCAACTGCTTTGCTTGGGAGATGATGCCCTGCATATCACGGTCGCTGTATTTCTTCTTGTCGGACGCTAGCTTAGGTTTTACAATACTGCCACCGCGCTTCTTCTGAACAATGTCAGCAAGATCCTGCTCATCCTTTGTCCGAGACACGCCATAATTGTAGTTGCTTTTCACTGGCTTTGGCGATTCATTTTCGCCGCTTCCAATAACAATCGCTGGCTCCCCAGCTTTGCCCATTCGGACGCCGGGCATACTATATTGCTTGCGCACAAAATCAGGCTGGCTTGTCGATCCCGACCGATAATCGTTTTCTTCCGCAACATTCTTCATGCGAGAACCAACTTTATCAGGGGTAAAGCTCTCATCACCGGGGCCATGTGGGCCAACCGCAACTTTTGGAGCTGGTTTGGCCAATTCTGTTCCATACATTTTGCCACGGAACTCAAATGTCTTATCGCCACGCTTA